ATGATTGATGCTGCAGACTATCCGAATCGGACCATTGGCCGGCGTACGCTGTCACAGGCCGATGCTGTGGATCGGCAGGTAGTCGCCGTGAACCTGGCGGAATCGCCGCTCGCATGGCTCGCCCGGCGCGGGCATCTGACAGCAGTTCAGCTGGCGGCTGCGGATCGGCTGCGATCCGATCATGCGGTGGCTGGGCTGGGTGCGCGCGTGACGATGCGCTGGGACCCGGCGCCGGCCGGTCGCCACGAGCGGGGCGGAGGCGGTGCGCAGGGCCAATCCCTACGAGCGATCGATGCGCGGCGGAGATTCGATGTCGCCTTGGCGGAGGTCGGGCCGGGCCTGTCGGACATATTGTGGAGAGTCGCTTGCGAGGGAGACGGGCTGGCGGACGCCGAGCGCGCGCTGGGCTGGCCGACCCGGGCTGCGAAACTGGTGCTCGGCCTGGCGCTGGATCGGCTGGTGATACACTACGAGAACCAATATGGTAAAATTACACTTGACAATCGTGACGCTCCGGTTTAGGAAATGGGCATGCTCCGGAATTGCGGGTCACGGAGGCCGGCCGGTTCAAGGTGCACTCACCGATCGGGGCGGGAGGGCCTGTGCGGGAACTGTCGGTTCTGGAGCGGCTGGCGCGGCTGAAGCCGGACGTGCTGGACGAGGTCTTGCAGGATGTGTCGGCCGAGAGCCTGACGCTGTTGGGGCGGAGCTGGCGCTGGCTGGCCCGCCCTTCGCAGCTGCCTCCCGAAGGACCATGGTCCCAGTGGCTGATCCTGGCGGGTCGTGGATTTGGGAAGACGCGAGCGGGGTCCGAATGGGTGACGGAAATCGCCCGGACCATGCCGGATGCGCGCTTTGCCCTGGTGGGGGCGACGGCGCACGACGTGGCGTCGGTGATGATCGAGGGGGAGTCGGGGCTGCTGGCCGTTGCCGAGCCGGAGTTCGAACCGGAATGGTTGTCTTCCCGGCGCATGCTGGTGTGGCCGAACGGGGCGCAGGCCTTTGCGCTGTCGGCTGCCGAGCCGAATCAGCTGCGCGGACCGCAGTTTCACTTTGCCTGGTGCGATGAGCTTGCGGCGTGGCCCAAGCCGCGGGAGGCCTGGGACAATCTGCGGATGGGCCTGCGGCTTGGCGAGAGGCCCCGCGCGCTTGTGACGACAACTCCGCGGTCGGTGCCGCTGATCCGGCAGCTGCTGGAGATGCCCGGTACGGCAGTGACGCGCGGGACGACCTTCGACAACCGGGGCAATCTGCCCGCTCTGTATCTGGCCGAGTTGGACCGAAGCTATGCAGGCAGTTCCATTGGCCGGCAGGAATTGCTGGGCGAACTGCTGACTGCGCAGGAAGGTGCGCTGTGGAGCCTGGACGGCCTGGCGGCGTGCATCGAGGCCGCTGTGCCTCCCCTGGTGCGGGTGGTGATCGGCGTCGATCCGCCGGCCGGGCCGGGGGGCTGCGGGATCGTGGCGGCGGGCCTGGATGGCGCCGGCGTCGGGCATGTGCTGGCCGATGCGAGCGTGCAGGGGACGACACCGGAGGGCTGGGCGGCCGCTGTGGCTGCGGCGTTCGAACGCCATGGTGCGGACCGGGTGGTGGTCGAGACAAACAATGGCGGTGACATGGTGGAGAGTGTGCTGCGGGCGGCATCGGTGAATCTGCCCGTGAAGCAGGTGCGCGCGAGCCGCGGGAAGGCGGCGAGGGCCGAGCCGGTGTCCGCCCTGTATGCAGGCGGGCGGGTACGACATGCGGGCCGTTTTCCGCAGCTTGAGGATGAGCTGTGCGGGTTGATCCTGGGCGGCGGCTATGTGGGCCCGGGCACGTCGCCCGACCGGGCCGATGCGCTGGTGTGGGCGCTGACGGAGCTGATGCTGGGCGGGCGGGGGCCCGGCCCGCATGTGCATGTGCTGGGCAGCTGAGCGGGAGAGACCGATGAAGGCGTTTCTGGATGGGCTGCCCGTGGGGGTAGCCCTGGCATGGCTACGGCTGCGGCTGGGTGAGGGGTCTACCTGGGTCGGGATGGCGATGATCGCCGTCGTGCTGGGATCGGACCCGATGCAGGCCTACGGGCTGGCGCAGGCGATTTCGCTGATCGTGGGCGGCGGGCTTGTCGCCAACGGGCCGGTGCCGATGGCGGAGCGTGACCGATGAGCTGGGCCTCGCGGTTTCTGCCTCGGGCCGAGCAGAAGGCAATGGGGGGCGGGCGATCATGGGCGCTGTCTCAGCCTGCCGGTGCCGAGCCGCCGGCATCGTATGAAGGCCAGGTGCGGGCGGCCTGGCGCAATCCGGTTGCGTTGAGGGCGGTTCGCCTGGTGGCGGAAGGGCTTTCGAGCGTGACCCTGATGGCGGATGGCGGCGCCCATCCGGCGCTGCGGCTGCTGCCGCCCGCACTGCTGGAAGCGCTGGCCACGCACCTGCTGCTGCACGGCAATGCGTTTGTGGAGACGGGGCTGGATCTTGGCGGCCTGCCGGCCGAGCTGTGGGTGTTGCGCCCCGAGCGGATGCGGCTGGAGACCGATGGCAATGGCTGGCCGCTGGCGTGGCTCTATCAGGTGGGGGGGCGGGTGCAGCGCCATGCCGCGCAGGGGGATGCGCAGGCGCCCGGGATCCTGCATCTGAAGGCGTTCGATCCGCTGGATGACCATCTGGGGGCCGGTGCGGCGGAAGCGGCGAGCGAGGCGATTGCGCTGCTGCAGGCCGCCGGCCGGTGGAACCGGTCTCTGGTGGCGAACGCGGCGCGACCTTCGGGTGCCCTCGTGCTGGATCCGGACGACGGGCCGTTGTCGGCCGAGCAGTTCGGGCGGCTTCGTGACGAGATCGAGGCGGGCTTCCAGGGGGCGCAGAATGCCGGGCGGCCGATGCTGCTGGAAGGCGGGCTGAAGTGGCAGCCGCTGGCGTTGACGCCGGCGGAAATGGATTTCCAGCGGGCGCGCGAGGCGGCGGCACGGGATGTGGCGCTGGCCTTCGGCGTGCCGCCGATGCTGCTGGGGCTGCCGGGTGATTCGACGCACGCCAACTATGCGGAGGCCAATGTCGCGCTGTGGCGGCTGACGATCCTGCCGCTGCTGACGCGGATCCTGGACGGCGTGTCGCGGCACCTGTTGCAGTGGTGGCCGGGGCTTCGGCTGGACGCAGATCTGGACCTTGTGCCGGCGCTGTGGGCGGACCGGGAGCGGTTGTGGCGCCATGTGGGGGCGGCGACGTTCCTGAGCGATGACGAGAAGCGCGAGATGCTGGGCTGGGCTGCGCGCCCGAAGGGAGGGGCCTGATGGAGGGAGTGGTTTCGCTGACGGGCTATGTGAGCCGGTTCGACAGCCCGGACCGCGGCGGGGACATCGTGCGCCCGGCCGCCTTTCTGGGGACGCCGGCAGATGTGCCGCTGCTGTGGCAGCATGACCCGACGCGGCCGATCGGGCGGGTGGTGAGCCTGCAGGAGGATCGGGTGGGCCTGAAGATGGTGGCCGCGGTGAGCGCGGCCTGCCGCGACGGGCTGGATGCCCTGGCGCTGCTGCGCAGTGGGGCGATCGACGGGCTGTCGTTCGGCTACCGCGTGAAATCCTCTCGGCCGCGGCCTGGGGGTGGACGAGAGCTTCTGAAGCTCGATCTGGTGGAATGCTCGGTGGTGACGCTGCCGATGCACAGGGATGCGCGGGTCGACTCGGTCGGCTGACGCGGGAGACGTTGCCGGACTGGCCGGCGGTGGCGGACCCCGGGGTGGGTTCCAGCAAGGAGACGGACGATCATGATCTATGAGACCAAGGCCGACGCGGTGGTCACCGTGGCGGAGACCCAGGCTGTTGCCGATGGGCCGGTGGACGCCGTGCGGGCCGAGATGGATGCCCTGCGGCTGGAGGTGAAGCAGGACCTGGACCAGCTGGCGCGGCGGGTGGTGTCGGCGGCCCCGATGCGCGGGGCGGGCGGGGCCGGCAGATCGGGCACGGCGTTCGCCGATGCCTATCTGCGCAAGGGGATCGAGACCGGATTCGAAACCAAGCGTCTGTCGGTGGGGATTCCGGGCGAGGGCGGACTGGCGATTCCTCTGGAGATCGACCAGCGGATCGAGACGACGCTGAAGCTGATTTCCCCGATCCGGGCCATCGCCGACGTGGTGAAGGTAGGGTCCGCCAATTACCGCAAGCTGGTCGCGGCCGGCGGGGTGGCTTCGGGCTGGGTCGGCGAGGTGTCCGGTCGACCCGAGACGGCAACGCCCCTCTTCTCGGAAGTGCTGGCGCCGATGGGGGAGCTGTATGCGAACCCGGCCGCGACGCAGGCCATGCTGGATGATGCCCTTTTCGACGTGGAAGGGTGGCTGGCGCGGGAGATCGCGATCGAGTTTGCCCGGGCCGAGGGCGTGGCGTTCGTTTCGGGTACCGGGACGGCGCAGCCCAAGGGCTTTCTGACCTATCCGGTTGCGGCGACCGGGGATGCGGTGCGGCCGTTCGGCACGCTGCAATATGTGCCCTCGGGTGCAGCGGGGGCCTTTGTGGGCACCAATCCGCAGGACCGGCTGGTGGACATGGTCCATGCGCTTCGGGCGCCGTATCGCCAGGGCGCGGTGTGGGTGATGAATTCCAACACCATCGCGACGGTGCGGAAGTTCAAGGACTCGACCGGGGACTTCATCTGGAAGCCGGGTCTGCTGGAGGGGCAGGCATCGACGTTGCTGGGCTATCCGGTGATCGAGGTCGATGCCATGCCGGACATCGGCGCCAACAGCCTGTCGATCGGCTTCGGCCAGTTTGGCAGCGCCTATGTGGTGGCGGAGCGCGGCGAGACGGCGGTGCTGCGGGACCCCTATTCGAACAAGCCGTTCGTGCACTTCTATGCGACCCGCCGGGTGGGTGGAGCCCTGGTCAACAGCGAAGCCCTGAAGCTGATGCGCTTTTCGGCGACCTGATCCGGAGTGGGATAGCGGCCGGGGGCAAGAGCCCCCGGCCGGGCACCGATGTCGGGAGAGCCGAGCATGACAGTGGTATCGGCAGCCGTTGAGGCCAACGGCTGGGTTCTGGCCCTGCGCGGGAATTGGAGCAGCCTGATCGCCGGAGGCGGCTGGTTTCGACCGAATGGTCAGCCGCTTGCCTGGAATGCCGACCGGCCGGACGCGCAATGGCGGGTCGGTGGGGTCGATCAGTTCCCGCTGGATCCAGGCGGCACGCCCAGGCTGGTGCTGAACGTGCGGGACGCGGGGTTCGACCGTTCCGGCGAGGCGCCTGTGGCGAACGGCAACAGGCCGCGCACCATCGTTGCGACGCGGCCCTTGCGTCTGCCGTTTCAAGGGGCCGGCGTGGAGTGCGCGCTGGACGAGTTCGATCATGGCGACGGCACGCGCACCATCCGATTTGCACTGTCGGATCGGGTCTACGTGAACAGCATGATCGTGACCGCGTCGTTCCTGCCGGGCTGGCGGGTCGGGCAGGCTGGAGGCACGGTCAACACCGTCACGAACAACAGCACCCGCATCGCGCCGCTGCCGATCTTCCGCTGGGCGAATGAGCCCTGGGCCTATGTCGGCGGGACTGCCGGTGCACCTGTGCATACTGGGCGGGTGGAGCTGATCGTGGCGACGCACCATCCCGAGAGCCCGGCCAACAACACCGGCAACCGACACCATGCCTGTGCGGCGGTGCAGCTGCGGGCATTCGACGGCACCACGTTCAAGGACTTCTTCTTCAACTCGCCGCAGACCTCGCCGCTCTACGCCGACGATCTGCGCTGCTGGGGCGGCCTGATCGACCTGTCCGGGCTCAACCCCGGGCCGATCACGGTGCACGCGACGGTCTATCCCTGGATCGGGCCGGCGCGTTCGACCGGGACTGCGCATTCCACGAGCGAGACGGCGGCGCTGGGGCCGACATGGGGCACGCCGTTCCACCTTTGGTATGATCCGGAAGGCGCGATCTGGCCGCGCAAATATGTGGCGATCGACCCGGTGGGTGGCACGACGACGGCGGCCTCGGTTGTGTGGCAATCGAGCGTGTCGGCGGCGAATGCAGCGTCGGCAGGCACGAAGCCCGCAAACTTCGTGACGGCGTGTCGTGCGGTGGCGACGGGATCGGGCGGCGGGGTGACGCTTCCGGCGCGCAACGGCTTTGGAAGCCACACGAATTGCGGGGCCTGGTGGGAGGTGCTGCTCCCTGAGGGCGTGAGCGAGCCGACGGGCGACCTGTCCGGCACGCCGCGCTCCGGGCCTGGCTATCTGGTGGTGCGGGGCAATCCGGGCGTCACGACTCCGCGCACCAACTGCATCCTGCGGTCCGGAGCGACGCAGCGCTCGTGGAACTCGCTCAACCGGATGAAGATCGCGGATTGCCGCTTGGAGCTGGGGACGGCGCACCTGTTCAACCTGACTGTCTCCCCGACCACGCCGTGGACCACGCTGGAGAATGTGGACATCCGGCTGAAGTCGGGCGGGACCGACGGTTTTGCCGTGTTCAACAACAGCGGCCAGACCTCGCACTTCAACGTGGACGCGCGGAATATCGGGCCGACGGGGCAACAGTTGGGGTGGCTGTTCCGAAATGTGTCCCGCACCGCGCTGATGAGCTCGTCCTCGCTGATCGGGGCCGTGATCAACGTCCGGATCAAGATGCCCGAGGTCGGCGACATCGCACCGTCCCGCGCGGGCAGCGCCTTCAGCAGTGGCACCCCGAGCAACGACGACCTCATGCTGTGGAACGTGGAAGCCTATGGTCTTCAGAACACCATCCTCACGCCTCGCGGGACGACATTCGGCACGGACGAGGGTAGTTTCCGTTGGGCGCTGGTGAACGTGCTGGCGGAGAACATTCTCAATGCGGGCGCGGGCGAGCATCTGATCGTCGGTGAGACAGGCGCCAGCACGCTGATCGACTGCATCTTCGAGGGCGTCACGATGGCCGGGGGCCGGTGGAATTTCCACAATGATGTGGAAATCCATTCCTCGACCTCGAGCGGTGCTGCGGTCCGGGTGAACAACAGCCCCAACACCACCGTTCGCATCGGGCTGATGGCGCATGGCATGAGCAGCGGCGACACGATCACCGTGTCCGGCTTTGCCAATGCCAACATGAACCGGGCGGGCGTGGCGGTGACTGTGCTGGATGCCAATCGGTTCGAGTATACGGCGGCGGCAGCGGTGACAGCTGCGACGACGGGCACGGGGGTTGTGCAGTTCCTGACCGGTGCGATGGCGGGGCAACCGAACCGGACCATCGTGCGGCACAATCTCAGGCATCGGGGCAATGTGGTGCGCTATTCCAGCATGGACCGGAATGCGACGAAGCACGACCTATTCAACGGAACTGCCGTGTTGACGGGCGGCTGGGAGGTCCTGTTCGGCGTGGGGTATCGGGGCAATGTGAATGCCAACCGCGGGGTTGGGAGCCCGGCCGATTTCCAGCATGGCTTTTACGGACTGGGCAGTGTGGCTGAACTGGAGTTCAGTGGCAGCGGCCTGTCATCGTCGCCTGCCTATGGTGTCGCCTGGCATGGCTATGTGAACGACACGACGAACAATGGGCCCCTGGGCGGCACAGGCGGGACACCGGGCGGGGACTATCGGGCCGATACGGCTGCGCTTCCACCTTTCAAGCCCAGTCGTCTTTTGAACAGGGGGAATGGGGCTGCTGTTGTCGACCGGGACGGTCGGGGCGGCACGCGCGGCGCGACGTTCGATGCCGGCGCGCTGGGGCGGCTGGCGACGGTCGATGTGTCGACCAGCCTGGAGCCGATGGACGGTGTGTCGGCCCATGCTGCCGCCAGTGCCGGACTCGATTGGGTGGGAGGGATAGCGCCTGCGGACGCGGTGAGCGTCGTAGCGGGCTCGGCTGCCGGCCTGGCGGTCGTGGGTGCCGTGTCGCAAGCGTCCGGACGGCTGCTGAGGGTGGCCGACGAGGCTGCGGGGATTCGCGTGGACCCTGAGTGACGGACGTCTCCGTCTTGGAATGGACGCAGCAAGGAGATCGAGAATGGGCAAGTGGGTAGCGGACCAGGTTCTGGACGGGGCGCTGGCGGTGATTGCGGGCGCCGATCGGGCGGTTGCACTGGCTGCGCAGCCGGCCACGTACGACATCGCATTGGCCGCAAGGTTGGCCGAAACGCCGTTATCGACAGGGGACTTCGTCGTCGGGCCAGGGGATGTGTCCGGGCGCAAGATCACCGTTCGGGCGCAGGTGGGCGCGAACGTGCTGGCGCCGGGCGCTGCCAGCCATGTCGCGTTGCTCGACACGGTGGGAGGGCGGCTCCTGTATGTGACGACCTGCCCGAGCCAGCCTCTCGCCATGGGAGGGACGGTGAATTTCGAGTCCTGGTCCGTCGAGATCGGGGCGCCGGCCTGAGGAGAGCGAGATGTTCCTGAAGGATCCACAGGCAGTGCTGGAGTACCGGGTCGACTGGGTCGCGGCCCTGGGCTCTGGCGCCGAAATTTCGGCAAGCAGCTGGAGTGTGCAGCCCGACGAGGCCGGGGGGGTGTCCGTGGTGAGTGCCGGCCTGGAAGGGCCGATTACCACGGCCCGGCTGGGCGGAGGGATGCCTGGGCATGTCTATGTCGTGGGCAACCGGGTTCTGCTGGCCGACGGGACCTCGGACGAGCGCAGCCTGACGATACGGGTGGAGGATCGCTGATGCTGACGATGGACAAGGTGCCGCCGGCGGCTGCGCTTGGCGAACTGAAGGCGTTCCTGCGCATCGAGGACAGCGGAGAGGATGCGCTGCTGGCAGGCCTGCTGCGCGCTGCGACCGAAACGGTGGAGGCCATGCTGGGGCTGCTGCTGTTCGAGCGGGAGGTGGAGGAGCGGGGTGTCGCAAGGGGCGGATCGCTGGTTCTGACAGCGGAGCCGGCGCGCACCCTGGTGGACGCGCGGGCCGAATTTGCCGACGGGACGCAGCGCGGCCTGGGCTCGGGCGAGGCGAGCCTTCGCACCGATCGGCATGGGTGCGGGTACCTCTCGGTGCCGGGTGTTGCCGATGGGACCGACGTGGTCGTCCGCTATCGTGCGGGCATGGCCAGCGACTGGAACTGGGTTCCGGAAGCGTTGCGCCTGTCGGTGATCCGGGTGGCGGGCCATTTCTTCAGCCATCGGGATGCGCCGGACGACCCTGGGGTCCCGCCGGCCGTCAGACGGATGATCAGCCCCTGGCGTCCGCGCCGTATCTGATTGGAGGCCCGCATGGGCGAGTTTTCCGGGAGGCTCTCGGAGCGGGTGCGCTTCGAGGGTCGGGACAATGTGCGCGGCCTGGCGGGCGAAAGCGTCTCTGCATGGCGTATGCGATTCGAGCGCTGGGCCATGGTCGAGCCGGTCCGGCGGGCCGATCCGACGTCCGATCGCGGAGACGCGTTGCATGCCGCGCGGAGATGGCGCGTGACCATCCGCGACGGCGTGCAGCCGGCGCTGGACATGCGGATGCACTGGCGCGGGCACACCCTGAGGCCGACGGGAATCGAGATCGATCCTGCGCATCCTGGACGGATCGTGATCCTCGCCGAGGACGATGACAGCCGGGGAGGCCCTGATGCGCAACAGCCTTGAACTGCAGCGTGCGCTCGCTGCCGTGCTGGCGGCCGACCCTGCGCTGGCGGCGCGTGGGTTGCCGGTTTTTGACGGTCCGCCTGTCGATGCGAGGCCGCCCTATCTGTCGATCGGGACCGACACGGTGGTGTCGCGCCGGTGGCAGGGCGGGGGTGGCGAGGAGCATCGCTTTGCCGTGAGCCTGTGGGACAGCCGGGAGGGCTTGGCGGCGGCGAAGGCGGTGCTGGCAGACATCGAGCGGGCTGTGATGGCGATGCCGACTGCAATCTCGGGGCTTCGGCTGATCGGCCTGAGGATGGTGCGGGGAAGCGTGCGACGCACGCAGCGCGGCTGGACTCTGGGCCAGCTGGAATTTCGGGTGATGTCGGTGAGGGAGAGCTGAGATGGCAATCGAGAGTGGCGCTGCGTTCCTGCTGAAGATCGGGGACGGAGGGTCGCCGGAGGTCTTTCGCACCGTGGCCGGCCTTCGGACGACCCAGATGAGCCTTGCGACCGAACCGGTGGTGGTGACGAACAAGGGGTCCGGGGGATGGCGGGAGCTGCTGCCGGCGGGCGGAGTGCGATCGGTTTCGATCAGCGGTGCCGGGGTGTTCACCGGGTCTGTCGCCGAACTGCAGCTGAAGTCGCATGTGCTGACAGGTGCGCTCGACCGCTTCGAGGTGAGCTTTGAAAGTGGCGAGAGGCTGCGGGGCGCGTTCCAGGTGACGCGGCTGGACTATGCCGGGGACTTCAACGGGGAACGCAGCTTCACGCTGTCGCTGGAAAGCTCGGGCCCCGTGGAGGCCCTGTGAGGACGGCGAATCCTGTGCGCGGGGAGGTTCCGCTGCGGCTGCCTTCGGCGGAGCGAATCCTGCGGCCGACCTTTGCGGCGCTGGTTGCGGCGGAAACCGAAGTGGGCAGCCTGCTGGGGCTGCTGGACCGGGCCGGGGCCGGCGACCTGCGGCTGGGCGACATGGGGCCGTTGCTTTGGCATTCGCTGATGCCAGACGACGGAGTGCCTGATCGGGGGGCGTTCGAGGACGAACTGCTCCAGATTGGTCTGGCGGGGCTTGTGGGAGCCTATCGGCAGCTGTTGGCTGCGATCTTCCGGTCTCGGGCATGAGCTGGTTTGCCGGGCTGGCGCGGTCTGCCTCGATGCTGGCGACGGGACAGCTTGGCTGGCCGCCCGACCAGTTCTGGCAGGCCACGCCGGCAGAGTTGCAGGCTTCTCTGGATGGTCGATTTGGCGCGGGCGCTTCGGCGCCATTGGGGCGAGCGGAGCTTGCCGAACTCGAGACAAAGGTAATCGGCGATGGAGGATGACATCGACGGGCTGGCACTTTCCGTGCGGGCCGATGCCGAGGGGTTTCGACGGGAGGTCGAGGCCATGCGCGCGGCCTTGCGCGAGGGGCTATCGGGCGAGGCGCAATCGACCGGGCGCGGGATCGAGGCTGCGCTGCGCCAGGCGGCGCGGAACGGCAAGCTGGAGTTCGAGGATCTGGGGCGGGTCGCGGCTCGGGCGTTGGGCGACATTGCGGCTGCGGCGCTCAAACTGGAGGGTGGCGGGATCGGCGGATTCCTGGGCAATGCAGCTTCCGGGCTGCTTGGGCTGCCGGGGCGGGCGACCGGCGGCCCGGTTGGGCCGGGCAGGGCCTATGTAGTAGGGGAACGCGGCCCGGAGCTGTTCGTTCCGACGTCGAGCGGGCGCGTCGAGACCGGTGCGTCTCCTCGTGGCGGGCCGGTTCGGGTGACCGTCAACATCGGGTCGTCGGCAGGTGAGCCGGCTTTCATGGCGCGATCGGGCCGCCAGATTGCCAGGAGTGTCCGGCGCGCCATGGAGCGTGCCGGTGGCTGAAGTTCCTTCCTATCTTGCCACGCGCGCCGACCAGATACGCAAGGGCTGGACGAAGCGGTTTCGCCCGAGCCTGTGGACGGTCGACTTCCCCCGTCCGATGATGGCTGCGGCGCATCTGCTGGAGGATGGCGGGCTGCGGCTCGAGCTGGACTTCCTGACGCGTGCGGACCTGGTGGGGCTGATCTGGTCCTGCGAGGATCGATTGTCTCATCCATTGCTGGCCTATGCGACCGACAGGGACCTGCGGGGTTGCAGACTGGCCTTCGACTATGTGTCGGGGCCTGGGGTGATGCCGCTGGATGCGGTAAATGGCGCGGTTCTGACCATCGAGGGGCGGGACGAGGGCGGCGCGGCGCGGACCTGGTATGTGCGGCTGTGGAACTATGCGCGCGGACCGGCGGAATCGGCGCGGATCGAGCTGGACATGGGAGCGCTGCGCGCCGGGTTCGGCACAGACGGCGAGCTGGTGTTTACGGGTGATGTGGATCGCCTGTTCCTGTCTGTCGTGCCGGCCGGTTTTGACGGGAGCGACGCGCCTCTGCCGGAAGCGGTATCCACCCACGTCGAGTTCCGGAACTGGACGGTCAGCGGCCCGCGTTCCACGTTGGCCACGGGTGATGCGTTCCTGCCGGAACATGGTGCCAGAATCTGCTCCGGCTATGACGACAGCTATAACCAGGTGCCTGACCGGCTGGTCGAGCAATGGGAGGCGCTGGGGTATCGGCGCGTCGTCAATCACTATGTCGGGATGAGCCATTTCTATGCGCTCGGTGCGGTAACCGGCGGGCGCTTCGAGGTGACCGGGGGACTGTGTGCGTCTGCGAGGTCCTGGCACCGTGGGCTGCTGCGAGCAGCGGCGCGGGCGGGGTTCGAGGTGATCCTGTCGCTTTCGTTTGAGCTGTTCGATGCGAACGCGCCGGCTGACTGGGCGCAGCGGGACTTGGATGGCAATCGGGCGCTGACGGGCTGGGAGCCGCCTTCGACCCTGCTGTCGCCCTGCAACAGCGCTGCCATGAGCTGGCTCCGGGGCATCGCATCTGCATTTGGCGGTCTGGCAGCCGCGCATGCAGACCGCGTGCTGTTTCAGGTTGGAGAGCCCTGGTGGTGGGTAGGGCCGTCGGGTCGGCCGTGCTTCTACGATGCGGCGACAGTGGCCCGCTGGACAGGTGAGATGGGGGCCGCACCGCCTGCCATGGCCGACGTCAGGGGCGATCGGTCGGCCGGGGAGCGCACATGGCTTGACTGGCTTGGCGCCCGACTGGCCGAGGCGACGGCTGGGGTTCGCCACGCGGCCGGCCTGGGGCACGCCGCCGACACCGTATCACATCTGCTGTTCTATGCGCCGCAGGTTCTGGATGCACGATCCCCCGACCTTCGTCGCGCCAACATGCCGGCGGGGTGGGCAAAGCCGGCCTGGGATGTGCTGCAGCTGGAAGACTATAGTTTTGTGACGCGAGCCGACGAGGCCGGGATGGAGCGCGGGCTGCGCGCTGTTGAGGAGAGCCTGGGATATCCGGTGGCGGAGCAGCATTATCTGGCGGGTTTCGTGCTGCGGCCGGAGGATGCGGATGTCGAGTGGCCGCGTGTTGCGGCGGCAGCCGCGGCGGCAATCCGGCGCGGATCGGCGGAGACCTTCTTGTGGGCCTGGCCCCAGGTTGCACGAGACGGGTTTGTCTGGGTGTCGATCGACGCCCGCGAAGACGAGGGGGACAGTGGGGTGCAGGCCTTTCATGACGTTCGTTTTCCGCTCGAGCTGGGCTTCGATGCGGTCGGGGGGCCCGAGTTCGCAACGCAGGTTGCTGTGCTGGCGTCGGGCCACGAACAGCGCAATGTGCAGTGGGCGCAGGCCCGGCTGACCTATGATGCCGGTCTGGGCGTGCGGTCTGAAGAGGACCTCGCGGCGCTGGTCGCATTCTTTCGGGCGCGTCGAGGGCGTGGCTTTGCGTTCCGATTGCGGGACCCGCTGGACTTCAGCAGCGGCGGCATCGGGCAACCTCCACGTGCAACGGACCAGCTGCTTGGGGAGGGGGACGGCAGCGCGGTGCGGTTCCAGCTGGTGAAGCGCTATGGGTTCGAGGGTGCGGAGGAGGTGCGGCGGATCACGCGGCCGGACAGCGGGAGTGTGCTGGTTTCCGTCGACGGCGAGCTGGTCGCGGGTTGGCGCCTGGAAGACGGTGGCGTGCTGCATCTGGATGCCCCGCCGCCAGCAGGGGCCGAGGTGCGAGCCGGATTCCTGTTCGATGTTCCGGTGCGGTTTGCGGTCGACCGGCTGGATGTGTCGTTGTCCGGGGTGCGATCGGGCGAAGTCCCAACTGTGCCCCTGGTCGAGGTTCGCGAATGACTGGCATCGAAATGTCCCTGCGGGAGCAGGTGAGCAGCATTGCGCTGTGCTGGCGACTGGCGCGAGGGGATGGGGTGATCCTGGGCTTCACCAGCCATGACCGCGATCTGCGGAGGGCGGGCGTTACCTATCGGGCGGGGCCGGGAATTACACCGTCGGCCGTGGTGCAATCCGATGGGCTGGAGGGGGATAGCATGTCGGTTGAGGGGGTGTTGGACGCATCGTCCATCACCTCGGACGATCTGGAGGCGGGCCGTTGGCTTGGGGCGGCTGTCGCTGTGTTCCTGTGTGACTGGGCAGATCCGTCTGCCGGACTGCTCTGCCTGTCACGGGGACGGATTGGAGATGTGACCCGGCCTTATGGCCGCGCGGATGGCATATTTCGGGCGGAGCTGCTGACGGATCTCGACCTGTCGCCGGAACTGTTGCCGATGCGGCTGAGCCCGACGTGCCGAAACAGCCTGGGCGATGCTGCGTGCGGGGTCGATCTGGATCGCCACCGGGTGGACTGGGAGGCGGTTGGAGGCAGTGGCCGCCGGCTTGCACTTGCCCCGGGCCTGATCGAGCCGGACAGGTTCCGGATGGGGTCGGTTCGGTTTGTCCGGGGGCCGTTGAGCGGGCTTGATCGACAGATCGTGTCGATCGATGCGGACGTGCTGTTGCTGGACGCCGATCTGCCGGGACCGGTCGGCGGGGGCGTACGGGTTCGACTGACGGAAGGGTGTGACAAGCGGCTCTCGACATGTGCGCAGCGGTTCGCGAACGCGCCTCTGTTTGGAGGTGAACCGCATGTGCCGGGGACGGACGCCCTGCTCCGCTATGCAAGGTAGAGGCCTGCATCCGCAGGCCGCCCAGTTGGAGACAGCCGCACGGTCGCTGGTGGGCGTGCGATTCCGGCCACAGGGTCGCGATCGCGAGGGGTGTGACTGCCTGGGGCTAGCTCTCCAGGCGGCCCGGGGGGGTGGCTTGGACATCGACGTGCCGCCGCTTCCTCTGCGCGGCCTGAATGCTGGAGACGGCGTGCGCCTGCTTGGCGCAATCGGGTGCCGGCCGGTGGGTTCACCCGGGGCGGGCGACCTGCTGTTGCAGGTGCCTGCCACATTGCAGTTGCACCTGGTCATGTTGGTGAGCGGCGGTGTGATCGAGGCGCACGCCGGGCTGCGGCGGGTGGTGTTTCGCCCACAACGGGTGGACGAGCAGTGGCATTCGGCCTGGCGGCTGCCGATGGGAGACGGGTGATGGCGTCAGTGCTGTTTTCGACAGTCGGGCAGGCAATCGGCGGACCGCTGGGCGCCGGGATCGGAGCGGCGGTGGGCGCGACGGTCGACCGAAGCCTGTTTCGCAAGCCACGTCGCGGAGCAGAAGACGGGTTTGCAAGCCGATCGGCCTATGGAGAGATCGTTCCGCTGCTGTTCGGCCGGACACGAATTGGTGGCCATCTGATCTGGGCAACTCCTCCGGCGGCTGCTGGCGAAAAAGGGCAAGGGCGGCGTGCCCAATCGACGAGCTTTGCCATGGCCGTATCGCGGGGGCCAATTGTCGACGTCGGGCGGATCTGGGCGGATGGGAGCTTGTTGCGCACCAGCGACGGGAAGTTTCTGATCGACACCGGGTTTCGTATCCATTCCAGAGGCGGCGATGCACCGGACCCCTTGATCGTCGCTGCGGAAGGGGTCGCCTCCGCTCCGGCCTATCGACACCTGTCTTACCTGGTCTTCGAGGGGTTTGACCTGGGACCCTTTGGAAACCGGATCCCATCGCTGAGTTTCGAGGTCCTTGCGGATGGAGGCACTCCCCAGGACTGGCTTGGGCAGATGGCAGCGCCGTTGGACCCGGAGCTCGACCTGCGTTCGGGGAGCCCCTCTGTCTCCGGCTATACGGCTTGGTTCGATCCGTTCCGGGATGATGTGGCCGCTTTGCTGGGCGCGACGGGCGCGCGCACCGGTGCACGAGAGGGGCGCATCGCCTTTGTTGCCGAGCCCCGAGTCTGGGAGATTGCGACCGACGATATCATTGCCGGAAGCGGTGACGGTGAAGGTGGGAGCAGTTTGAGCCAGGATCCCCGGCCGGCCGGGGTCGGCCTGTCGTTCCAGGACAGCGACCGTGACTATCAGCTCGGCTGGCAGCAGGAGATGCGGGGTGGACGTGGTGCCGCATTGTCGGTGAGTTGGCCCGCTGCTTCGACGGCGGCAACCGCCAGAGCCATTGCAGTGCGCCTTTTCCAGGATGCCGAAGCCGGGACAGAGAAGCTCAGCCTCGGGCTGCCGCATCGCTTTCTGACGGCATCCCTTGGCGACACCTTGAGCTTTGGGGACGGCGTGCAGTGGTTGATCGTCGGGCGCGACGTCCGCGGATTGTCGGTGGAGTTGGAAGCACGCCGGCTGGCGCGACCAACATCCGGAGGCCCGGTGCCGACAGATGCAGGGCGCATTCTGCAGGGACCGTCCATCCTTTCGCCTCCGTCAGTTACAGTGATTGTCGAGCCTCCGATTCCGATCTTCCCGTCGTTTGGCGCGGGGTCCATTCTTGTCGCTGTGAGCGGCGCTGAAGGGTGGCAAGGCGCCGATGTGCGTTTGCTGCAGGGCGGGGACGAAGTGTCCATCGGCTCCGCGGTGGACGGGCCGCCGTTCGGGGTGCTGGCGGCCCGATTGGGTGACGCGCCGACCGTGATCTGGGATGAACGTGCGACGTTGCTTGTCGACGTGGCAGCCGGGCGGGGAGAGTTCATGTCGAGAGGGCGCCGTGACGTGCTCGACGGCGGGGGGCTCGTCTCGGTTGGCCAGGAACTGATCCAGTATCGCGAGGCCACCATCGTCGGGCCGGGGCTCGTTCGGCTGTCAGGCTTGCTTCGGGGCCGGTTCGGAACATTGCCGACCGGCGCACCGGCGGGCGCCCTTGTGATGGCGTTGCCGCCGTCGGGAGGTGCATGGATGCAGGTGGCGCCGGAGGCAATGGGACGCCAATTGACCTTCCTGATCGACGGGGCTGGCGATCCGGCGGGTGGCCTGCCGCTGGTGCACCGGGTGCTAGGCGCCGGCATGTCGCCGATGGCTCCGGTGCACGTCAGAAGCGCGCGACTGCCGGATGGGACGTTGCAGTGCAGCTGGGTGGAGCGAAGCCGCGCGCATTGGGAACGGAACGCCTCGATGTCGACAGGGTCCGGCCAATATGTGTGGCACTTCCAGGAGCACTCGGGGCCGATGCGCGCACTGGCGGCCAGCATGTCCGGCATTCACCTCGAGCCGGCGGACCAGATTGCGGCTTTCGGCGCACCTTTGGCCGCGGGACGGTTTCGCGTGGAGGCCCGGGGAGATGGGCCCGAGATGTTGCGGTTCACGCAATGGGTGGCGATCTAG